GCTAACGGCGTTGCCGGCTCCGCTGGCCATTTCGCCCAAGCCGCTGAACGCTGATTGCATTTGCTGGCCCAGCTTCGCGAACCCGCCGGCGGCCTGCACGGCCAACGCGGCCGCGGCGGCGATGGCAGCACCAATGGCAATCAGCGGGGCGTTTGCCACCGCCCAGGCGGCCGCTGTGGCCGTGGCGGCGGCGATCGACTGGGCGGCGTAGGCCACCGCGGCAATCGTCGCCTTTGCGAATCCGACAACGATGGCGTAGGCGGCAGTTGCGACAGCCTTGATCGGTCCAATCACAAGATTCAGCGCCTTTGCGACGCCACCCATGCCAAACGCCGCAACTTGCAGCGACACGCCAACGCCGGTCAGCACGACGCCAAACGCCGTGAACGCGGCTAGGCCGGCTCCGACTTTGGCGACCAGACCTTGGTTTGCCTCAATCAGTCGCGTCAGTCCGCCAGCCACGCCAGTGACGATTTGCGTGATTGATTGCAGGCCCGGGGCCAATGATTCGGCCAGGGCAAGCCCGACGCCTTCGATTGCAGACAGGGCGATGCGAAACGCGCCGCCCAGCCCAGCGTCCATTTGCTGGGCTGTAGCAGCTGCTACGCCGTCGGCGTTTTGCAGTTCTTTGGCCAAACCACGAACGCCGCCGGCGGTGTTTGACAAGACGTTGGCGCTGGTAATGCCCAGCAGACCAAACGCCTTTGACATTCGCGCCGTTCGCTCCGCCACCGGCATATTTGCCGTGGCGGTGTTGATGTCGTCGAGTATGTCAACCAGTGGCCGCAGATTCCCGGCAGCGTCCGTATTTGATACGCCAAAAAGTTCTTGCAGCTGGTCGCCACTGGCCGCCGCAATCACAGACAGCCGCCGCAGGGCCGTGCCGGCGTTGCTGCCCTGAATGCCGACGTTGCCAAGAACGCCCAGCACTGCCACCGTGTCTTCAAGCGACATTCCCAAATCTTTGGCGACTGGTCCGGCATACTTCAGCGATTCGCCCAGGCCTTCGACCGTGTTAAATGTCGCATTTGCCGCCTTCGTCAAAACGTTGGACACGCGGGCAGCATCGCCTGCCTCTAGGGCAAATTGCCTCAACGTGGCCGCCATGATTCCGGCCGCCATCGACGCATCGGTGCCGGTGGCTCGCGCTAGATTCAGCACGGCACCAGTCATTTCGTTGATTTGCCGTGGCGAGAATCCGGCCCGCCCAAGCTCTGTCATCAAATTGGCAACTTGCACCGCCGTGAAACTTGTTGTGCGACCAAGCTCTCGGGCAGTGTCAGACAACATTTCCAAGGCGTTGCCCGTTGCCCCGGAAACTGCCGACGTGGCCCGAATCGCGTCGTCGAACGACGCAAACTGACGCACGGCCAAACCTATCGGCACACTGAACGACGCACCGATGGCGCTGATTCGTGCGCCCAACTGTGTTGCCGCCTGGCCTATTTTGCGAAACTCTCGCTGTAGGCCTTTGATCGCGGCAAACAATCGCCTCGGGTCGGCACCGATCTCGACGAACGCCCGGCCTGCTCTAACTCCCTGTGCGCCCGCCATTTTGTTTGCCAAACAGTCTGTCTAGGTCCGCCTGGGTCGCCTGCCGGGCCGGCGGCTTTTTGGCGAACGGGTGAAAGTCGTAGGGAGATTTTGCCGGCTTGTTTTTTCCGCGGTTCAGGTTGTAGGTCAGTGCGAGGATGTTTGAAGTGTGCCACCAGTCCGCTTCAAGCCTCGCGTCGCGCGCTTGGCAGAGTTGGCGGAACGTCCATTGGCCTGGGTGGCATCCGATGATTCCGGCTGCCTCCCAGATGGCATCCCAGACAGTGCGCCGTCGACGTTTACGGCCGCCATCTGTTGTTCGGCGTGCTCCACCATCGCCACCGTCAGTTCGTCGTACTTTTCGGCCATCAGCTGGACCATTTGACGGTGGCGCTTGGGGAAAAAATCGATCAGCTCGGCCTCCATCGCCTTGGCTGCCTCTTCAAGGGCATCGCCTCTTAGGCCGTCCAAAAAACTGTCGCGGCTGATGTTTTTTTCGGTTGCCTGCGGTTCAAGGATCGCCCAAAGAATCTCGCCAAGCTTGGTGTATTGAAGTTTCAGAACCGTCAGCGTCTTGTCGATGCTGCCGATGTCAGCCAGGTCTAGCGGCCCGGTATGTTTCGTTTTCGTGCCGTCTTCGTTTTCGACCTCGGCCTCATAGGTCACGCTGTCCCGAATCCGCATCAGCGCGCTGACGTTTAGCGTGATCCGCCACGGCCGGCCTTCGTCGTCTCTGATTTCTCGCACCAATCACCTCAAGCCTGGATAGGTCTTTTTGATAGTGACCGTCCAACTGGTCACACCATCCAACGGAACCGACTGCGAAATGGACGTGACGTTGCCGACAAACGACCAGCCGCCCGGCGTGATCGTCACCGTCGCCTCGGAACCGGCTTGGAGCTGGTTTATCAACGCAGTGGCCGCGTCGTCGATAAACTCAGCCTGCACGCTGACCGTCCATCCAGTCGTGTAGACGTACTTATCCCGAACGCCAAACGGCTGAAATTCCAACTCGTCGGCTGTTTCTTCCACCGTCACGCTGCGGCTACCTGCCGACACGCCGCCACAGCTCACCGTCGCGGTCTTGCCCAGCAAAACTGCCACGACTCACCCCTTGCGGATCGTGACCGTGTAAGTGTTTGGGCCGTCAATCGTGATGTTTTCGGACACGCTTACCACGCCGAACGTGCTGTCTGCCAGTTGCGCCTCCAGCTCGGTCGTTAGTCCGGTCGGGTCATAGCATTCGATTTCCCAGTTTTCGGCCTTGATCCCGGTTTTGAACTCGCGATAGGCCGGGTTGCCGCTGCTATCGGTCGACCGGCTGGTGATGTCGATTGCTGGCGCTTCTTCGGTTAGCGTTGCCGAAATCACGTTGTCGCCAAACGATGGCGCGCCGGTGCCGGCCTTGCCGAGGGTAACTGCCATGGTTGCTGCTCCTAATCGCTAGGCGGATTCGGTGTTGGACGCTGAAACGGTAAAGGTGATGATGTCGTCAAGCGGCTGATTTTCGACAACGCTGGTGACGACAAACGTTTTGCTTGCGCCGATTTGCGGGCCGCTCAGTGTGAACGTGTCGCCGACATTGACGCCGGGATCGTCAACGCATTCGACTTCGCAGGTCAGCTCAACGTGAGACGTTCGGAATTTGCGAACCGTGTCACCAAGTTTTGTGATGTCGATTTCATTGCCGGAAGCGTCGACGGTCACGCTGCGGACGTTTGAAACGCCCGTCACCGTCGTGTCCTTGCCGAGGGTAACTGCCATCTGTGAAATGCTCCTGGGGGCATTTGCAAGGTAGATTTCTGGCCGCCTGAACCGCAGGGGGTCTGGCTAGGGGCCTTGAACCAAGCCCTTGAACTGCTGCGGCAGGACCGGGATGGTTTTTTCCAGGCCCTTGCCCATGAACCGGCCGGCGGGCACCTTGACGCTGCGGCGGCGAACGGCCGGGCCTCGCCGCTTGCTGCGGCGGTCGACCCAAACCCCAATCAACGCCTCAAAAGCGCCAAACCTGCCTCTGGCGTCTCGCTCGCCAACACCAAGTGATCCGACCCGGCGGCCCTGGAATTCAGACAGTGGCGTTTGAGAGATCAGCCGAAATTCTTGCCCTGCTGACCCGCCAAACTCTTGCAATTGATTGACGTGCACCGCGGCGTCAGTTGGGCCAATTACAACTGTCTCGCGCTTCATGTCTTTGGCATATCTAATAGCAGAACGCAAAAAACCATTGGCATTTCTGCTAGTTTTCCAGCTTGTGATTTTGCCAGCAATTGAAGGGCGAAACGACGCGGAAACCATCGGCGTTCCATCCCGCACGCCAACCCGGTGAAACTCTGGGCGGGTTTTTTTCTTGCGGCTGGAAAACTGCCGCTGGGCGTTGCGGCGGGTGATTGTGCCGGCCCGGTCCAGCGACTTTTTCAGGCCCTTGTCGTAGGCCTGCTTGACCCTGCGCGCTTCATTCGCGTACCGAACCGCCATCTTTGCGATCATCGGAACACCCGATAGGTCGCGGTGATAACGGCCCGCCACACGTTGCGGTCTTGCAGGGCGTCGTCGGGGTTGATCTCAATGGTGGCCAGCATCGGGCTGGTCACGCTTGTGGGCCACGCCACCGCGGCGTCCCATTGATGCTGCCGAATTGCGTCCACCACCTCTTCGGCCAGGTCCACCATCCCGTCAGCCAGGGCGTCGGTCGGCGTGTGGCGGCCGACGAACACTGCCATTTCGTAGTCGTATTGCCAGGTGATCGACCCGCCTGACGGGCCGCGGCCGCTCATCGACGTCTCAAAGCCGGCCGGCATCACGGCGATCACCGGGTCGGCCATGTCTTCAATCTCGAATGTCGGCCAGTTCTGGCGGTAGACCGCCGGCACCAGTTCGGTGAACGTGTATAGGTTCAGCGATTCGGCCAAGGCGTCGGCGATTTCTCGGCCAGTGCTCACTTTTGCACCTCTAGCAGGCGACGCATCCCGGCAGCCTTTTCAGCCAGCCGCGGGTTGTCTGGGCATTGTGCCGCAGCCTGCTCGGCCATCCGCAGGGCCTCTGGTTGCTGGCCAAGTTTCCAGGCGGCCACCGCCGCCAAATCCAGGCACCGCAGTTTGCAGTTGGGATCGGTGGCGTGTGTCGGCTCGCCGGCCGCCTCGACGGCCACCCGGGCGAAGGCGTAGGCCTCTCGCCAGTCTTCCTGGGCATTTCGGATTTTGGCCAGGCCCTCCCAGGCGTCAGGCTCCCACGGGGCCTCTTTGGCCGCCTTGTGCAGGTGGGCCTCGTCACCAGTAAGCCGGGCCAGCACCCGCAGGGCGTAGGCCCGCTCGGTTGCCGTCCCGCCGGACAGCTTCAGGTAGGCCGCGAACTGGGCGGCCGCCTCGGGCAGGCCGGCGTAGTCGCATTCGCGGGCCAGATACCACCGCATCCTGGCATCGTGCGGAGCCTCGGCCACCGCCGTTCGTAGCAGGGCCAGGTCGGTCGTGTGCCGCTTGCCTTGGTCCCGGTAGTGCCAGATTTCGAGACCGTCGGCGATCTTGATTCGCCGGTCGCCCTGCCAACACACCAGGCCTTCGTGAGTGGCCCCGGCCCATCGAAACCCGTGGCGGCCGTGGACCCGGTCAGCGTGGAACGTCAGGCCGGTCTGACCGCCGGGGTGATCCTTCCAGCTCCAGACGTACCGATACCGCAGGTTGTTGGTGCCGTCGACCCAGGCCCGTTCAATCGCCTCCCGCCAGCCGGGTTGCAGCCGCTCGTCCAAATCCAGCCGGATCGCCACGTCAACGTCGGGCGGCAGGTGGTTCAGCGACAGGTTGTGGGCGTCATCCCACCGCCACGGGCAGACGTAGCCGGTGGCCACGGTCGCGCCGGCAGCCTTCAGCCGCTGCACCGTCGTGTCGGTGCTGCCGGTGTCGGTGACCACCGCCAGGTCGGCGTCGTCGCACGATTCCGCCCAGTCGAAAACGTGTTTCTCTTCGTTGCGGCACAGCGCATAGACGCCGATTTTCATAGCCGATTGCTCCACTCAAAAACCAGCAGCTGCTCGCCGGCCGTGCCACCGCACCGGTCGCAGGCCGGGTGGCACCGGGCTTTCTCGCCCAATCCGAATCCGCACGGGATCGCCCGCCACGCCATCCCGGGCGGCAGCGTGACACGATCGGCGACCAGCTCTGGCTGGCAGTCGATCGCCAGGTCTTCGACGACGTAGACGCCGCCGGGGGCCACCAAGCCCAACAGCGTGGCAGCGGTCGTGACCTGGTGCTGCCACTGGTGGCTGCCGTCGTCCACGATCAGATCAAACGGGCCGCCGCCGGCCCGGCTGACCGCGTCCAGCAGCGACATGGGCGAGGCCTGGTCAGCCTGGCAGCAACGAATCCGGCCATCGGCAAACAGGGTTCGCGGGTCCAGATCGAACCCGATCACTTCCGCAGCCGGAAAATACTCGGCCCACATCCGCAGGCTACAGCCGCGGTTGACGCCGATTTCCAGCACCCGCTGGACCAGATGCCGCCGCGGCGACAGCAGTTCGTCATAGGCCGGCGTGTAGTTGTGGCAGCAGTCGGTCGGCTCGCCGCCGTAAACCAGGTGGTTGCCGCCCTTGTCGGTCTGGTGCCGCCGGGCCAGTTCGCAGAGGTACGTCATGCGGTGCCCCGGTAGTTTGTGAATTGCGTTTCGTCGTGGTTGCCCGGGTACCAATGCACCGGCAGGCAGTCGAGCAGCTCGACGTAGGCAAAGGTGTTCATGTCCCAGGACAGGCGGCCCGTCAGTTCAGCCCGCAGGCTGGCCACGGTCTGAACCGCCCGAAACACGTCCACGGCCAGCCGGGCTGGGCAGACCCAGCAGCTGCCGACGAACCGCCAATGGGCCTGGCTGTCGTTGATCGGCGATTTCTGCCAGCAGCCCGGCAACGTTACGGCATCGCACGGGTAACGCTCCAAGGCGTCGGCGAAGCCGGCCAGCACCTCGGGCGTCACGCCGCGCTGTTTCAGCACCGTGTATTCGACCCAGGCCAACACGTCGACGTCTGGGAAATGGCCGGCCGCCCGGGCCATCCAGGCGTAGCGTTGCAACAAGACAATGTTGCTGCGGGTCATGTCGGCCGGCTCGCGGAACCGGTCGGACGGCGGGCTGGCACAAGACGGCATCAGGCCTGGGTTGGCCCGCAGCAGTTCGTAGGCCCAGCAGTCTTCGAGGCCCCAGCCTTCGTCGAAGGCGTGCAGCCGGTCGCCTAGAGCGGCCTTGAGGCCGTCGCCCAGCTCGCGGCAGCGGTCGGCCGACAGGTGTTTGGCCGGGAAGGCGTTCGGCACAAACCCGGTCACGCAAAGCGCTTTCACGGCGGCGGGCCTCCATAGTTTGCAAACAGCGATTCGTCGTGGTCCGCGGCGTAGACGCTGAACCGATCGGGGTGATCCCGCAGAATCGCCGACCAGGTGTTGACCTCCCAGGTGGCGTGGCCGCTGGCTTCGATCTGCAACGTGGCATAGTCCACGCATCGATCGTGAAACCAGCCGGCCAGGTCCGCCGGCATGACTACCACGCCGCCGCAGACGTACCAGGCGGGCTGCTGCCAGTTGATCAGCGGGCGGCCCTGCATCGGCCAGCAGCCGGGAATCGTGATTCGGTCAGGCGGATTGGCGGCGACTTTGGCGACCATCTCGCGGATCGCCGCGTCCCGCAGGCCAAACAGGTGGAAAATGCCGAAATCAATCCAGATCACGGTTTTGGCGTCGTCGGCAGCCACCGCCATCCAGGCGGATTTTTGATGCTGAACCACGCAATATCCAACGGTGTCTTTAGCAGGCGTGCCCGGCGGTGGTTGGCAGTTGGCGGCCGCGGCGGCCAGCCAGCAGTCGGCCAGGCTGGCGGGCTTGGTCACGGTGTTTGGCGTGGGCAACACCTCGGACGGGCGGCCGTCGTAGAAAACGTGCGTCGGCAGGCCCAGACCCACCAGCCGCCGGCCCAGCTCTAGGTAGCGGGCGTGGCTGCGGTGGGCGTTGTTCAGTCGGCAGTAACCGGTCGCAACAGTGACCACGCCGCCTCCTCGGTGATCGTCATCAGCCACGCCTCGGCATCCTGCACGCCAAAGGATGCAACCAGCCGGCCGTCTAGGCTGGCCAGCCCTGCTGCAAACTCGATCTGCCGGGCCTGGAACCAGAACGGCTGCGACAGACGGCTGATCCGCAGCTGCTCGTCGAACCAGACGAATCGGTGTTCGTAGGTGCGCTGCCCGTTGACGTGGGCCACTTCATGGACCAGGCACAAGTAGCCGCCCCGCCACGGGATCAACTGCGACCCGCCACGAAACTGCGACGCGATCGGCGGGGCCTCGGCACGCTGCACCAGCTGCCAGCCGCCGGCCAGGTCTGGGTCAGCGTCGACTGTGACAACGTGGCCGCCGTGATGGCAGGCGTACAGCCAGCCGCCGCGGCCTTCAATCGGCATCCAGTTTTTTTCGTGCGTCTGGGCGTTGAGGCCGTCTAGAACCTTTAGGTTTGTGACGGCGGCCGCCGTCAGGTCGACGTCACCAACGGCAATCCTGCACCGCCCGTCAAACGGGCTGGCATTCCTGATCGTGGCCGAAATGCCAACGCCGGTGGCGGTGGACCGCAGTCGGCAGTCTTCGAGGCCGTCCACCGGGTAGTCGGTCTTCGGGTAGTCCCAGGCCAGCCGGCGACACGACACGGGCTGACTGTCAGCGCCAAAACGAATCAGCAGGTTTTCGGTGCGGATCGTCTGCCCGTCGGCCGGCGGGATCACATAGCGGCCGTCCCGAATGGCGTAGTTGCTGCTGCGGACGATCGCCAGCAGGTCGCCGCCGTGCGTTAACAGCGTCGGGTTGAACAGCGACCAGCCCGGGTGGGCCGGCTCAACGTCGATGCGGTGCAGATGCACGTCAGCCAGTTCGCGGATGGCCGGCGTGTACCAGGTGCGATTCTGCCGGGTTGTCTGGGCAGTCTGCTGGTCGACGTCCTTGATCGACAAAATGCGTTCGCAAGCCCGCCGGCCGGCGTCCAACTCGCCGGCGTAGTAGCAATGCGTCGCCAGGGCCTGCAAGTGTTCCAGCATGGCCATAAGTCTGGCCCGCGGGCTGGCCCCGCCGTAGGGGGTCAAAGGCTAAAAAACCGCCTCTTCGGGCACCACGCCTAACTCTGCCGTCACCCGGCTGATCTCCCGCCACCAGTGGTGCATGCTCGGCCCGCTGCCGCGGTACTGCCAGCACCCAACGAGGACAGGCCCGGGCAGCGGAAGCCAGACAGGCTGACCGGAATCGCCGGTCTGGATCATGTCCGCAGCCGCCCCGAAGTCCTCGCCCAGCGACAACACGCTCGTCTCATGCACGCTACCGCCCGCCTTGGTGGTCAAGGCCCGCAGCCGCCTCCGCAGGTGCTTGCCCGTCCTGTCGGTCGGCAGATGCCTGGGCCAATCCCAGGGCAGATAGCGGGCAGGCTGCACCGCCTCGGGTGCCTGCTGGTCTAGCCGATAGACCTGAATGTCGGTGCCGGCGACCGTCTCGCTTTCCGCAACTCGCCGCTCGCCCCAGGAGTAGCGGATCGTTGCACCGACAGGGTGAGGGTAGTGCGCCGCCCCGACAGCGTGCCAGGGCGTGATCAGGCAGCCGCCTCGGGGGCCAAGGGCAACGCAATCGGGGATCGTCGCCTCTGCCGACTCGCAGCGGTCGTAGACGGTGCGAAGGCGTTCCTCTAGGGCCGTCGTCCTGGCCTGGAGGTCGCGGATGGCGTTGATCATAGCTCGCTGGCGGGCACCG